CTTGATTATAATAGTACTCTTTATCCATTTCCTACCCGTACTGGTAATTTTGTTTGGAAGAATGGGGAAAAAGACACGGAAGTAGTTTTCATGGACGACCCTAATGGGAAGTTCAATGTGAGCTGGTTGCCACCCACAGAAATACGCAACAAAAAAAATAGAGAGAGGGGTCAGTTGGTAAGCCCGAATGATTTTGTTTTTGGAGGAGTGGACTCCTATGACATCGATGAGACAACGGACAGCAGAGGTTCAAACGGTGCGTTTCATTTGTACACAGGATTCAACATGAGTGGCAATATTCCTTCAAATCAGTTTGTATTGGAGTATGCAACACGCCCACCATTGGCAAGGATATTCTATGAGGATGTTCTTATGGCTACATTCTACTATGGGGCAAAGGTGTTAATAGAGAACAATAAGTATGGTATTGCCAGGCACTTTGAGAGTAGGGGATATATGGGGTATCTTATGGATAGACCTAAAAACTTGTCTACAGGTAATAGCAACATCAAGGTGAAGACGAAGGGAATCCCGTCTAACTCAGCGGAGATAATACAGAGCCACGCCCAAGCTATTGAAAGTTACATCCACCACCATGTGGGCTACGATGAGGAGGGAAATGCGGGGAAGATGTTTTTTGATAGGACACTGAATGATTGGATAAACTACCGCATAACAAAGAGGACAAAGTATGACCTCACGATTAGCTCCGGATTAGCTCTGCTTGCAAGTCAGAATTATGTGAAGCCTAAGCCACCCTCTAATACCTCTGATAAGCAGTTCTTTAGGCGATTCAAATTCAACTCGTAAAGCACTATCTTTGTGCAATATTATTTTTCCGTAAATGTACAGTAAGCAGGAGGGAGACAAGTTTGGACTAAAATCATTCCCAGACCCGTTAGCAGACCACGCTACCAAGTGTAGTAAGTCTTACGGACTGACGTATGCTAAAGCTATTGAGAGTCAGTGGGGGAGTATAGATGACGAGGCTTCTCTGTACAGACGGAGGCTAAAAGAATTTGAAAGGAACAGAGACTATGCAAACGGTACACAGGACACCTCAGTATACAAGCAGATACTTACGAGTCTTGACCCTAACGCTGGTGATGGCAGCCTGCTTAATATTGATTGGCGACCTGTACCTATTGTTCCTAAATTCGTAAACATTGTAGTTAATAAAATTCTGTCAAGAAAGCCTTATCCAAACCTTGAGGCTGTTGACCCCCTATCACAAACACAGAAGGATGGTAAAAAGAATTATATCAAAGCTGCTATCAAGCAAAAACCTCTTCTTGAGGAAGCTAAACAGCTTGGGCTGGATATTGAGGTTGAGCCAGACCAGCTTCCAGACACTCCTGAGGAAGTTGAAATCTTTATGGACAGCTTTATCAAAACTGATGCAGAGGTTGCTGCACAGTTAGCGACAGAAATGACGTTGGAGTGGAACGACTTCAACGACTCTATCTATAGGCGGTGTGTGGAGGACTTGGTGAACGTAGGGCTTGCTGTCACAAAGCGTGAGAACGACCCCAACTACGGCATCACAGAGAAGTATGTAGACCCCATCAGTTTCATCCACAGCTTCACGGAAGACCCCAACATGAATGACATCATGTACTGTGGGTATGTCCGCAAGATGACGATACAAGAGCTGAAGAGGATAGCTGGTGACCAGTTCACGGAGGATGAGTACAAGAAGATTGCAATGACTGTCCGCAACAGATATGGCAACAGCTCCTCTAAGCTCGATTCACGCTACTACGACAAGAACATCCAAAGGTATTCGTATGGCTATGACGAGTACACGATAGAGGTACTTGACTTTGAATATAAGAGTACAGACGAGGTGTTCTTTGAGGACAAGGAGACACGCTTCGGAAACCGTGGGTTCTACTACAAGGGATACTCCTACAAAGAGCCTAAAAACTCTGTGTATGAGCGCAAGCCAAGCTGCATGAACATAGAGACCCTGTGGGGTGGCAAGTACATCATCGGCACAGATAAGCTGTTTGACTACGGTATGAAGATGAATGTGCCACGCAACGTACACGACATCTCCAAGTGTCGATTCTCGTTTTCGTTCTCCTCTGTGAATTTACGCAGGATGATTCCCAAGTCTATGACAGGGCAGGTGATTGGTTTTGCTGATATGCTTCAGATTACGCATTTAAAGTTGCAGCAGAGCATCGCTAAAGCAAAGCCTGACGGACTCATAATTGACGTTGAGGGATTGGAGAATGTACAGCTCGGAAAGGGCGGTGAGCTTCAGCCTCTTGAGATACAGGACATCTACGAGCAGACGGGTGTCTTCTACTACCGTAGTAAGAATCCAGAAGGTGGATTCCAGAACCCTCCTGTGCGTGAGATAGGGAACTCTATACGAAATATAAACGAGCTTATAGGGCTGTACAACCACTACCTGAGGATGATACGGGACAGCACTGGTATCAACGAGGTGATGGATGGAACGTCTCCAAAGGGAGAGCAACTCGTTGGTGTTCGTCAGCAGGCTATGCAGGCTGGCAACAATGCTATTTATGGTATTGAGAACGCTTCGATGATATTGTACAAGAAGGTGTGTCAGGATATTGTTAGAGCTTTGCAAATCCTCCCCCCAAAGTCTGTTGTCTACCAAGCCTACGAGAAGGCTATTGGAAAGACGAACATGAAGGTGGTGAGCAGCTTCAGAGACCTGCCTATGTACAACTTCGGGGTGTTGGTGAGCAAGGAGATGGACGATGTGGACAAGGCTTATCTGGAACAGAACATTCAGGTGAGCTTGTCTCAGAAGGAGCTGGATATTGAGGATGCCATTAACATCCGTAACCTAAAGGATGTCAACCAAGCCGAGAGGCTTTTGATTGTAAGGCGCAAGAAGCGCATGAAGGCGTTGCAGGAGCAGGCGGCTGCAAACTCGCAGGCACAGGCTCAGGCAAACGTACAGAGCATACAGGCTAAGTCACAGGCAGACGCACAGATGCAGCAGCTCAAGAATCAGGGTGAAGCCCAACTGGAGCAGTTGAAGGCGCAGCTTGAGGCACAGCGTATGCAGATGAGGCATGAGATGGAGAAGGAGCTGAAGGCTATGGAGCTTCAGATGGCTCAAATGAAGATGCAGCAAGACCAGCAGTTTAGGGAGGGCTTGGAGATGAAGAAGGACGATAGGAAGGACAAGCGTGTTGCAAAGCAGGCTGTAGAGCAGAGCAAGCTGATTTCACAAAGACAAGGCAAAAGAGAAGAACTTTCAGAACGTGAGGAGGACATCCTCGATATACTAACCCAAGAATAAAAAGCAAATGGCAACATTAGCAAACCAATCACAAGCAAACCTACAGAGCTTCGGGCAGAACGGCTTCAATGTCGTTACAGGCACGGCTGCACAGACAGGAGACTACTCTGCCATCACCATAGCAGTTGATGCTGTTATAGCCTCCATCACAGCTACAAACATTCAGTTGAATGGAAGTGAGTCTGCTACAGCTCTCAGTGGTGTGACACTCCCTGCTGGCACTACCATCTTCGGTAAAATCACAGGATTCACTCTCACCTCAGGTAGTGTTATTGCTTACTACGCAGTGTAATGGCATCAGTAAACTTAGACATATCCTCAAGACTGGACATCACCTGTCGTAAGAACGATACGTTCTCTCTTGTGCTTAAAATTAAGGATGAGAGTGGCACGGCTATTAACGTCACAACTGATAACTATACGTTTAAGATGGAGGTGAGGGCTTCCACAGATGCCACAGGCACTGTCATCCCTAACTCAGAGATAACCACCTCTGGTGATTCAGACGGAACTCTTACGATTACAATCTCCAATTCAGACATGGCGAAGGATGCTGGCACTTATGTCTATGATTTGCAAGCAACAAAAGTGAGTGATAGTTCTGTAACCACTTGGCTGTACGGAACTTTTACGATAAACGAGGACGTAACGGAGTAAAGGTTGTCTGTTCAGGTATCAATAGAGAATGTATCGCCCGTAGAAGTATCTGTATCTGAAGAATCTGTTCCAGTTACAGTAGAGTCTTCGGACAGTCAGTCTATATCCATACAGCAGGGGAAGCCATTTGACCTCACTGCTGAACTAAGTAATTCCTTTTCTTTTGTAGCAACCAACCCAGAGTCCTCGATTTCGGTGGAGGAATCTAAGTCTGTTGCATTAGAGATTGATGGTAAGGTTGGTGTCTCAAACAACGTGAACACAAGTGTTGTAGCCAACTTAACAGAGCTTGCTTCGTATGCGGGAGAAGCTGTTCAGGTTTATGTTGAGCAGGAAAACGCAATATACAACAAGTCAAACCTGTTAGATGCAGATGTGGCGGACGCACTTGTGGAAGATGGCGGTTTTTTTGTTGTTCGTTCTGCTGCAAGCGATAATTCTTGGGTGAGAAACTCAACCAACAGAATTCTAAACCTTAGGGATGTTGTTGATGCCAGTGGTAATGTACTGGAAATTGGAAAAAGAAACAATCACACTGCTTTCTTTCAAAAGGCTTTAGATGCTTGTAACGACAAGAAAATATTTAGAAAGGTTAAGTTAAATGACGAGGTTGATGGTAAGAAGGAGAGACCAACCTACGACACGCTTTACATACCAGCAGGAGAATATGGGGTGGACAGGACATTGGTTGTAAGGTGTAATGTGATAAGCTCTCCTAATGCAGAGGTGCATTTTTGGCAACCTCCCATAGAAGACCCAGATGTAGATTGGAGAGACCACAAAGCTCTTTTTGCTATTGGAGGCTCTAATAGCGATATTTCATACGATACAGACAAATACTCCGACCAAGAAGACCCTTTCATAGCTGCCACCACACTACACACTTGGCATGATATGGAGAGTGTGATAAGGCTTGGGGCTACAACAGATAGAACTAAAACATCGTGTGTTAAGCTAAAGGGAGATGCTTCGGCATACCTCACTGCCCTGCGTAACCTACTCGCAAGCACTGAGGGACAAATTCCCTTGACATCCATGACGCTTGATGCAACGGCTCGCACAGCCTCTGTTACAACTCAGGCTATGCTTGTCAATCCCAACGTACCAGAGTCAAGGTTGAGGATTTTGCAGATAAAATGTGATGCGTCTGGCGTACCTGCCACCGCTGAAGTTTATAAGTCTACTTTTAGAGATGGAGGCGTCACCCATTCTGGGGGTGGCGTGTATACGTTTAATTTGAAGAATATAAATCAAGACTTTATAGACGACAACCCTGAAGGGGTTACTATTGACTCCAACAACATATTGATTCTGTACTCCGACAATCCAACGTACAAGTATTTTCTTGAAACCGATGATGTAATGAATGATGAGAATTACACCATAGCAAGAGTAATACACGCTGACGTAGACAAGGGATGTGTGTTCTTTGAGCAGAGTGGGAGGTACATGGTGGATGAGTCAAGCGCACAGTCCCCCTACATGAGGGGTAAGGTGAGGACATCAAGTGAGGAGTTTGTGCATGAAATAAAGGGCTATGACATTCAATTACCCTTTTTGAATCATCACAACTTGGTAAAAAACTCTCCTATATTTGGAAGTTACACAAGAGTCTTTCCAACAGTTTTTGCCACTGGAACAGTAGAGCCAGACTACTCGAAAGCAATAGATGTGAGGGCTGTTAAAGCCTGTCGTATTTCTTGCATGGGAGCAAGATTTTTTTCAACCTACCAACACCTAAGAGGGGGTGCTGGAGTAACTGGAACGAGGGGGACGATAGGAAACACATTTCATGGCGGACATGGCTTTGGGGCGAAAAGGTTTTTGGACATACGCCCTCCCTACCAGAACGGGCTTATTAACGGGGGGTATTGCAACTCAAATAAGTTTTATGACTATGTAGTAAACGGTCATGCCCGTAATATGCTGGTGGAGAATTACAATAAGACCGCTGAAATAAGAGTTGATGGCATCGTTGCCTATAACGACTACTACAACTCTGTTCCTGTAGATGTTCAACAGTCTTTATTGGATAATAATGGAATTGGTTCTTCATCGAGGGTTATGTGCTTTTTGTTTAGCAGTCAAAACCCAAATCTATACACTGTTGTAGAGGAAGAAACTACTTTTGATTTAACAAGAGTGAAGCCTAATTATTATGTTCATGTACGAAACTCTGAACAGAACATTAACATGATATCCTTTTATAGGATAGAGTCGGTAACAGCTCTTGAGGGCGGTGGTAATGATGGAAAATACCTTATTGTAACCAACTACGGTGAGGGCGATGAGATATACGGTCAAAACTCTGGTAAGCCTCAAAATTCTTGGCTAACAGAAGATGGCACTGACTCTGGTAATCCAAAGCTCCATGTATATATAAAGTACGCAAGACTTGGTTCACACCCATCTCACACCGACCCGTCCAGCGTTGACTTTATAAGAACCCCGCACAACTTAGTTAGGTTGATAGCAAATCCAGATGCACAGTACGGAAACTCCAATAACTGTGTTTTTACATCCTGTGTCTGGGAAGAAAAATCTGGACTTGGTTACATCCACCATGATTTGGTGGGAGTTACTGACACAAAGTATATATCCACAAGAGCAGAAATTAACCTCAAGAAAATTCCAAAAGGCGAGTACACGAATCAGATATATGTAGACTCTTGCGAGAACATGGACTTTGACCATGGATTCCACATGTCAGACTCCAAACTTTATATTGACACACGGGATATCAATTTCGCAAAACCTTCTGCTGGCATAATTTTTAGAGATGGACATAGGCAGGATTTGTTTCTTAAAGATGTAGAAAAAGATAAGTATAAGACTGATTTATTCAATACAGTTTATATCGAGAGAAGAGGTGAGGTTAAGGTTGAGTGGGCAGACGTAAACTACACGAAAGATTCTAAGCTATCCTTTTTCAGGGAGGTGAGTAAGATAAATGAAAGAACCCCCACACTCTTGTCATCTCACAATAATCAAGTGGTGGACTTAGAGTATTCAACAAACTTTAAACTACCCACCTCAGAGAGTGGTTATTACGTTGATGTGATAAATTCAAATCTCATACCGATGGAGATTGCCACCTCAGCAACATCTGTTTCGTTTATATCTACTGACGAGTACATTCAGCCAAAAGGCATGGCTAAGGTTATCAACAGGGGTGGTAACAAGTATATAGTTTCTGGAGACTTGGGCGGTAGTGCTGCCTTGAGTTCCACCTACCAAGACATACTGGACAATTCCTATGCGGCAACAGCAGGGCTGGAGAGTGGTAGGCAGAAACTTCAGGACATGGTGGTGAGACATCTTGAGGATAAGGGTATATGGACTAAGATAAAGAGGATGGGTGTATTCGGTCAAACCATAGAGGCGATGTCCCTTATGAATTGGAAAGACCCTTCATCGTCTGCCAATGCCTTTGAGCTTTATTCATCTACAGGAACTGACAACAATCCATTTAGTGTTGGTCTTGGATATACAGCTAACGGTGATGGATACATAAATACAAACTCGGCATCAGGAGATTTAGAAGATGAAAATGTTACAGTTTTTGCTTACATCACAGAGCCTGCTGCTCGGGCAGCGGCTGTTGTTGTTGACTCACAACAAACACCTCTTCGTCTCACAATAGAAATTGATACCAGTTCTGACCCCATATTCGTTCTTTATGATGACGAAACGGGAGACATTATTGAAGACGAGCTGGATGATGACGATTTTGTTGCGTTAAACATAGATGATGACCAAATAATTTTTGATGGCGTTGTGGACAACGAAGGCTTTGGCGTGGGCAGCAAGATATTTGTAAATGATGATGAGCAGAACACTCTTCTCGGTATAGTGGAGTCATTTAACATAACTTCAGTCACAACTATAAATTTAGTTCCCAGCTCGAATAATTTTTCTGGTGGAACAAGGGTGATACATGCAAACCCAACGTACAAAACCATACCCCCAGAATCAAACCAAGTGTTGTTTGGCATAATTGCGGGCGAAGACCCAAGAATGTATTTAGATGAAAATACGGATGAGATAAGTCTGCATGGAGGGGGTACTATTGGCACTACCACCTCAATCACATCTTCCACCAAAGCTGTTGCCTTAACCAGAAATGTATCCACGCAGATAGAACTATTTCAAGATGGCTCTACAACAAGGCTTCCACAGGTTTATGATAACAACAACACCGTTTCAAATAGCTTGCAGATATTTAGGTCGCAGGATGATATTGCAGACAACTTTTCTGTAGGGGCTTTCATTATAGCCGAGGCTCTCACCGAGGAAGAGCTTATAAGCCTCAAGGAGTTGTTTGACTCCTATTATTCGTGATAAGTTATTGATTACCTTTGCACTATGTCTCCAGAACAGATAAAGGCTAAGCTCAAGAGGTTTGGACTCAGCGGAGTAAACAAGCCTAAGAAAACTCCTACACATCCCACGAAGAAAGGTGTGGTGTTGGCTAAGGAGGGGAACAGGGTGAAGCTCATTCGTTTTGGTGACCAGAAGATGGGACATAATTATTCCCCAGAAGCCCGTAAATCTTTCAAATCACGCCACGCCAAAAACATCGCTAAGGGTAAGATGAGTGCTGCATACTGGGCAGACAAGTTTTTTTGGGCTGGAAAAAAAGGAAGCAAAAAGATGCCTCCAAAATCACAAAAACACAAGAAAGGGGTATGAGCAATTTTTTCTCACAAACAGGATTGGCAGAGCTTATTGAGTGGTTGGGACTCACTGCTGGAGGCGGTGCATTAGGCTGGTTTGGCGCAAAGCGAAAGCGTGAAGCAGAGGGCGTGGAAGCCACCATCAAGGTGTGGGAACGCACTGTTGAGCATCTTGAGGAGCAGCTCGAAGACCTCCGAAAAGAGAATATAGAACTGAGGCTTGAGATTAAAGACCTCCGCATCCTCGTCCACGACCTTCAGGCTAAACTGATGATGAAGCAGTGAGAGCCAAGAAGGGGAAGATAATGGTGAAAGCACCATCGGGCTACCACTGGATGACAGAGGGTGGTAGGTATTTCCTTATGAAGCATGAGGGTGAGTTTAAGCCACATAAAGGAGCTTCTCTTGAAGCAGGGTTCAAAGAAATGAAAGTGCATCGTGAAGGTTAAGAGGTACTTTGAAGGCGGTAAAACCGACCTACCCAAAGTGAGAGTAAAGAAGGGTGGTGAAGATAAGGTTTACAAGGTCAATGAAGATTTCAATATTGACTTGGCAAAAGTCAAGAAGGGTATAAAGAGAGCTGAAAGTGCTAATGGAAAGCTGATGAAGAGTCCAGTAAGCACGGCTACGGGCTTCTATGGTCAGCGTTGGAGTGAAATAAAAGACAATCCAATGGTGAAGGGCATGAACAGAGATATGTTTGCCAGCGACACCACAGCTCAAAACACAGTTTTCTTAAAAAGATTTACAGAGGGCATCGGCAAGGGAACAAACATTCTCGACAATACGCAGATGCTGTATAGAGACTATGGGGAGCAAATCAAAAAGAAAGGATACTCTCCAGAGGAGGTGGCAGCTCTAACCAATTACATTGGAAGAGAGGGAGCGAGAAGATATTTCGGATACCACGTTCGAGACGGTAAGCCTCTCAAGGAAGCTGTACCAAACTTGTTCAAGGCTAAGAACAAGACTCCTGACGAATACATCGCAGTATTTAGAAGTGCATTTAAATAATGAAGGCTAAGAAGAAATCAAGAGTGAACGAAGCTGGCAACTACACCAAGCCTGCAATGCGTAAGAGGCTGTTCAATAAGATAATGGCTGGTACTCGTGGTGGTAAGGCAGGGCAGTGGTCAGCTCGTAAGGCACAGCTACTCGCATCAGAATACAAGAAAGCTGGAGGAGGATACCGATGAAACTCAAGAAGTCACAGCAGAGCCTTAGGGATTGGACTAAGCAGAAGTGGCGCACCAAAAGCGGGAAGAAGTCCTCTGAGACAGGGGAGAGGTATCTGCCCTCTGCGGCTATAGAGGCTCTGTCTGATGAAGAGTATGCAGCCACCACAAGGGCTAAAAGAAAAGGCACTAAATCTGGCAAGCAATTCGTAAAGCAGCCAAAGAAGGTTGCTGAAAAAGTAAGAAAGTATCGTTAACTTTGCAAACGTAAACAACTGATAATGAAGCCAAAGAAAAAAATGTCCATGTACATGGGCGGTGGTAAAATGAAAGAGATGTACATGAAGGGTGGCAAGATGCCCGAATATATGTACGGGGGAAAGGTTTATAAGGATGGAGGTTCTATGATGGAGGCTCTCTTGAAGAACCCTGAGCAACGTGCTAAAGCCAAGAAGATGTTGGGAATGTAATTCCTTGCAGCACAATAAAATAGAAAAGGAGGCGCAAGCCTCTTTTTTTATACCCCACCATTCGTATATGAAAAACAATTTAACTTTGCAACATCTTTAACTAAATTTTATTCACATGGCTGAAAGTAATTACGAGTCAGCGTTGAAAGACGCTGGTTTTGAGCTAACAAACGAACCTCCTACAGG